TGAGATATCTACAAATGCAGGTGACGGTATTAAAATAATAGACTATCTAGGCGGTGACTTAGGTGATGAAAAAGGAAGTAACTTTCCAATATTGGTTTGTAAATTCAATTATCATCAGCTTACATCAACTAGTGGCGCAGCTTAAGGAGGTTGTAATATGGCTATTTCAAGAGCGCAACTCCTTAAGGAGTTATTACCGGGTCTAAACGCATTGTTTGGATTAGAGTATGAGAAGTATGAAGATGAACATACTGAAATTTATGAAGTAGAAAACTCAGAGCGTAGCTTTGAAGAAGAAGTCAAATTGTCAGGCTTTGGGGCAGCCCCAGTAAAGCCAGAGGGTTCGGCTATTTCTTATGATTCCGCACAAGAGTCATTTACTTCAAGATATAACCACGAAACTGTGGCTATGGGCTTTTCAATAACAGAAGAAGCAATGGAAGATAATCTTTATGATTCATTGTCTGCTCGTTATACAAAAGCATTAGCAAGAGCAATGGCTTATACAAAGCAGACAAAAGCTGCTTCATTGCTTAACACAGGCTTTGATACTTTTCAAAGTGGCGATGGTGTAACATTGTTTAATACAGCACACCCTACAGTTGCTGGTGGCACTAACAAGAATAGGCTATCAACAAATGCTGACTTGAACGAAACATCTCTTGAGCAGATGGTAATTGACATTGCAGCTTTCGTAGACGAAAGAGGCTTGTTAATTGCAGCAAGACCAAGAAAGTTAATCGTTCCACCAGCGTTAATGTTTGTAGCTACAAGGATATTGCAATCAGAGCTAAGAACAGGAACTGCTGACAATGATGCAAATGCATTAAGAAATAATGGTTCTATCCCAGAGGGATTCTCTGTGAACCACTATTTAACAGACACTGATGCATTTTTCTTAACAACTGACGTTCCTAACGGAATGAAAATGTTTGTAAGAACACCAATGTCAACATCAATGGATGGTGATTTCAACACAGGTAATGTTAGATACAAAGCCCGTGAGAGATACTCCTTTGGTGTGTCAGATCCTCTCGGTATGTTTGGTTCACCGGGAGCCTAAACCCCTAAAAGGGAGCTGTTCCTTTCCGGCTCCCTTTCTTTTAACCCTTGACTGCATAAGCAGACATTTGCCACGACAAGGAGATTAGACATGGCTAATACAACTTTCTCAGGTCCAGTCCGTTCTGAGGGTGGTTTCACCACTATAAGCAAGAACGCTACAACTGGAACAATCACAACTCAATCAAGTATTAATTCTAGTGGATTTGCATCTTTAGATGCCAATAAACTTACTACAGAAGCAGGAGCTGGTATCACAGGAGGTACTGGAACTATCTATAGAAGCTCTGTAATAAGAGAAGGTGGAATTATTACAACAAGAATATTAATTGATTTAACTGGATTAAGATCAACAGCATCTGGTGATATTATTGGTATTAATGGAACATCTGAAGTTTGTCACATAGGACAGATTACAGCCGCAGAAAACGGAACAATCATTGCTGGTAGCATGGAATGTTTTGAAGCGCCTGCAGGCGGTGATCCTGACATTAATGTACACTCTGCTACAGAAGGCACAGGCGTAGAAGATGGAGCTATTTCAGATTTAACAGAGACGCTTCTTGTAAATGCTGGAGATGCCACGCTAGGTAGTAAAGTATATTTTACTGGTGTTCCTGCTGCAGACGAGTTTTTGTACTTAACATTAGGTGCAACAACAGATGCGGACTATACTGCAGGTAAACTATTAATAGAATTAATAGGCTACGAGGCTTAATTACAGGAGACTTAAATGGCAGGTCGATCAGACGTAAAAGCCTTTAACTTTAGTCAAGGTGACAGCGCTGCTGTTGTTGGTCCAGATAGAACAAGAATAAGACAAGTAGTTATTTTTGGAAATGCTGCAGGTGCAGTAACTATTAAAGATGGATCAGGGGGAGCAGACTTATTGGTTCAAAGTTTTCCAACAGGATTACATACTTTGAACATACCAGATCAGGGTATATTAGCAGAAAGCGGTGCTTTCATACATGCGTTTACAGGGTCTGGAAATAAGTTAACCTTGTTCTTATCGTAATGGCTACAAAAAAAGGGACCATGAAAGGTCATAGTATCAGCGGTGGGCATAAGAGGCCCACCAAAGCTGGTGCAGGCATGACCGCAAAAGGTGTTGCAAAATACCGAAGAGATAATCCCGGATCTAAACTTAAAACAGCAGTAACAGGAAAAGTAAAGCCCGGCAGTAAAGCTGCAAAGAGGCGTAAGTCTTTTTGTGCCAGATCTGCAGGTCAAATGAAGAAGTTTCCTAAAGCAGCAAAGAATCCTAATAGTCGTTTAAGACAAGCTAGAAGAAGGTGGAAATGTTAATGGAGAAGAATGTTCAGTCTTTACAGATAGAGTTTGCTGAATGGAAATCTAAACAGGACTATCTTGTTAAGCATGTTGATGAATTAAGAGCTGATATGACAGATATTAAAAGAGCTGTATTCCAAGCCAAGTGGATGCTTATTGGTGCTTTAACAGTTATAGCAGTAACTAACACAGGGGCGATAACAGAATTGTTAGCGTTAATAAAATAATGATCTCAAGAGTATCAATGAAACAACAGATGAAAGGTAATAAAATGAAAAAGAAACCTGTTCAAAAGAAAAAGAAAGGTGGAGGTTTTGGTAAGTTGGCATCAATACTTAGCCCTGCCTATGGTATAATGAAAGGCCAAGGACCATTTTCATCATTAGCATCTGGTATAGCAAAGGCAGCGGGTCCTTTAGCTGGTCCAGTTGCTCTATTAGCTAAAGATAAAAGAGAAGAAGCTAAAAAGCGTGCTATGGCTATGAAAGGGGCTAATCAAATGACACCATTGGCAGACAATAAAATGACAGAGATGCAAAGATTGATGGCAGGCGGACCTATAAAAAGAAAAAGATCAATAGATGGATGCGCTAGAAAAGGAAAAACAAGAGCAGTATGATTGAACAAGAAGTTTGTCCTATATGCAAAACAGCATTAAAAGACACAAAAGAAAAACAAGTACAGTGTATTACATGCAACGCCTTGATATCAACTGATGTTGAGTGGCAAAGTAAATACGGATACGAGTGGGTAGAGGACAATGCCAAAACGTAATTATCGTGGTGAGTATGATAACTACCACAAAAAACCTGACCAAAAGAAACGTAGAGCTAGTAGAAACACCGCTAGATCTAAGATGAAAACTGCTGGTCGTGTTAAGAAGGGTGACGGCAAAGACGTTGCTCACAAGAATGGTAATCCAAAAGATAATAAGAAAAAAAATCTTTCGGTAAAGTCTAAGTCAACAAACAGATCGTTTGCAAGAACTAGTAAAGCTAGAAAAGTAAACAGGAGAGCTTAATGAAACAACCTATGAGACTTAAATCTGGGGGATTCATGTCCTCTGGAACAGATGCTGGTGACTTAAATATATTAAGAACGGCAAAGAATATAGATGACGGAAGCGCTACAGGCATGAAAAAGGGCGGTAGAGTTAAAAAGAAATCTAAAAGCAGAGTTAATGAAGCTGGTAACTATACTAAGCCCGGACTTAGAAAAAGAATATTTAATAGAATTAAAGCAGGCGGTAAGGGCGGAAGACCCGGTCAATGGTCTGCTAGAAAAGCTCAGATGATGGCTAAAGCCTACAAGAAAGCAGGTGGCGGCTACAAATAAGGAAATACTAAATGGACCCATTAACAATTACCGCTGCAATGAGTGTAGCGAATAGCGCTTTTAATGCCATAAAACAGGGATTTTCAGCAGCTAGAGATATAGAGCAGATGAGTGGGGACATAGGTAGATGGATGGGGGCTGTCTCTGATATTGACAATGCCGAGAAACAAGCAAAGAATCCTCCCCTTTTCGGAAAGTTGTTTAAGGCTGGATCTATAGAAGAAGCAGCTCTCGCTGCATATGCGGCTAAAAAGAAGTTAGAAGAACAAAGATACGAATTAAAAATATTTTTAAATATGACTTATGGCCCACAAGCATATGATGACTTGTTAAAGATGGAAGGTCAGATAAGAAAACAAAGACAAGAAACAGTTTACAAGCAACAGCAATTACGAAGACAAATAGCAGAAGCTATAACTTGGTTTATTGTAGCGGCTATAGTTGGTGGCTTTGCTGTATTGGTAGCTGGTATTTGGATGAAGCAAGCTAAAGCTGATGGTTATATATACAAACCAAAAGAATATACTAAACAACAAAAAGTATGGCAGGGTAAAATTAAAAAAAAAAGTATACAACCTGTAGATTAAAAAAAAGAGTGACATCAAAGTATACAAATAAAAAGGCTTGCATATATCAAGGAGGAAACAAAACATTTACAATGATGATCGAGTCTTGGTGTCCCAAGAAATATAAATGTTTGTATGACCCAAACGGCAAAGAACCTAATATAGATCAAGTTATGGAAAGTTTAAGAAGTATAGGCAAGAAATGAAACAAAAGAAACTACAATCATCTAGCAAGTATAATGAATATGACTTAGATGGGGACGGTATTGTGACTGATGCAGAGCTTTCTAATATGAAAGAAATAAAAGAAACAGAGACCGCTCTTCGCAAAAACCTTGCTCAACTAAGAATGGCAAGGTATACTTTAATAGCTATGGGATTGTTTACTTTTATGATGTTTATGCCTTTTATTAGTATAGAAAGAATTAATGCACTTGCAGAAATTTCTTCACTTTTCTACATTTCAGGCGCAGGCATCGTGGGTGCATACATGGGTACGACAGCTTGGATGAATAAAAAGTAATGGGCGGATTGAAAAAACCACAAAGGAGTTTAAAGGCTTGGGGTAAACAAAAATGGCGAACCAAAAGTGGTAAACCTAGTACACAAGGGCCAAAAGCAACAGGCGAGCGTTACTTACCTGAAAAAGCAATTAAGGCTCTTTCGTCCTCTGAATATGCCCGTTCTTCGGCTGCTAAACGAAAAGCAACTAGAGCAGGTAAACAAGTATCTAAACAGCCAAAGAAGATTGCACGAAAGACGAGAGCTTATAGAAAGGTCACATAAATGGCAGTAGTAGTCCCAGACATACCAGACCTGTTTGAAGAAGCATATGCTAGAGCAGGGTTAGAATTAAGAACAGGTAATGATTTAAGAAATGCTAGACGTAGTTTTAACTTATTGACTATGGAGTGGCAGAACAGAGGTTTAAATCTTTGGACAATATCATCTGGTACATTGTCACTTAGCTCAGGAACTGCAACATATACTATGCCTACAGACACAGTAGATATATTAGAACACCAGATAAGAACAGGGACCGGCACAAATCAGGTAGACACAAACTTAACAAGAATTAGTGTTTCTACATATGCACAGCAAAGCGCAAAGAATACACAAGGTAAGCCTACGCAGATATTTGTGCAAAGACTTGCTGGTTCTGTAACAGTTACAATGTGGCCTGTGCCAGACAGCGCAGACACATACACGCTTTCGTTTTTTAGAATTGTTGGCATAGATGGTATTGATTCTGGTATAGACGGAACAACAACATCTTTTGTACCACCAAGATTTGCTCCATGTCTTGTTTCAGGATTGGCTTATTATATAGCTATGAAGAGACCAGAGGTTGCAAATAGAGTTGCCCCACTCAAACAAGAGTATGAGTTTCAATTTGAACTAGCGGCAGGGGAAGATCAAGACAGTTCTTCTGCAAGGTTTGTGCCTTATAACACTTTCTACGGAGGTTAAAATGTCAGAAAAAAAAGTAAAAGATGGGAAAATCATAACCCAAAAAGATAAAAACAAAGATGCTTTAGAAAAAGCAAAGAAAAAAATAAAAGATAAAAACTTTAATGTTTTTTCAGGACAAATACAAAAAAATAAAAATGTACAAACTGATGTAAAAAAGAATGTCGCTGACGCAAAAGTTAGAAAACAAAAACGTCTTGAAAAAAATACTAAAATTGTAGATGGGAAAAGAGTTCTTAAAAGAGGAAATATTGCTGACGATATAGGAAAAGTCGCGGCCTTGACCCCAGCTGGACTTATAAGAAAAAATGTTTTTAAGCAAGGATCTAAATTTATCAAAAATTTATTTAAGAAATCAGATAAAAAACCAAAAGTAGACAAAGTTAAACAGCCTAAAAAATTAAGTTCTACATCAACAAAGACTACAGGTGGCGGACAAGGAAGTGGTAGATTTATTACTCAAAGAAAAAATAGACCTACTGGCACACAGATCACAAAGCCAAGAAATACACAGTTAAAAAAGCCTAGTAGAGATTTGGTAAAAAAGCCAAACGTATCAAGGATTCAAAATCAAAAGGGTCCTCAGCAATTAGCAAATAGGGCTGTTATTACTGGCGGATTAAGTGAATTGATAAAACCAAAAAAGTCTTTTGCTAAAACTCCTAAAGTTGAAAAGAAAAAGAAAGATTTTGGCTTAGGTAGACCTGATGAAATCAAAAAGCCTAGTGTTAAGCAAGGCCCTCCTAGAGGTCCTTTAAAAACAAAACCTGTAAAGAAAAAAAGCAGAAGTAACATAGCTAATTCATCAACTTATGATGCAGATTTTACTAGAAAAAATTTAGAAAAAAGAGGTCTTAAAGCTAAAAACTTTATGTCACCAAAGAACTTTGCATCAACAACCAAAGAAAGAGAAAGAAAAATTGGAATAGCAGGTAATTTTAGTGGCGGAGGCTCTCTTGTAGGCGGTCAAAAAAAATTAGATAAAAATAGTGACGGCAAAATTTCAGGTGAAGACTTTAAATTATTAAGATCATCTAAAGGCATGAATGCTGGTGGTAGACTGGCTTCTAATAAAGCTAAAATAAAAAAAGTTACCTCTGGATTAAAAAAAGCTGTGAAAGCCCATACAGGTCAAGCAAAAACATTATCTTCTATAAGATTAAGACAGGGTGGCAAAGTTATAAAAATGAGAGGTGGCGGTGCGGCAACTAGAGGTATGAACTTTAATAGAGGTTACTAATTGTCGAGACTTATATGCAATTTACCTGCAATAAATTTGTGGGTTAGGAAGGAATATCTCAGAGACCACCAAGATGGTCATGGCGAGTTTGTCAAAGGTGTTTGGATATCTTGCAAGTCCTTAGCGGGCAGAGCTTTCTACTTTGAGACATATCTGCCAGAGTATGGCGCAATGTTTGATAAGTTGCCAATAAGTGCATTTTTGAATAAACCAAAATTACCCGACCCTGATTTAGCTTTGTACAATTTGCAATTTTGGAACTGCATGGATAATAGTGTTGTTTGTATTGAAAAACAATTCATAGCATCTATGAGTTATGAAGTTTACACTAGAGATGCAGGTACAATAAAGGGAAGTTATGTTGCAACTTTGGATAATTATCATGGTGATATAGACACAATAGACTATGGAACAAGCGAAACACCAGAAGAGCATAAGTCTCATAACATTATAGAATTAGAAAATGGTCAGTTTTGTTTATATCCAAATAATAGAACAAGAATATATGACAACAGCTTGACTCCCAAAGATCCATTAGTACCAGATTTTAAAGTAAGCACAAAAGTATATGAAGTAGAAAATGAAAATAATTTAGAAAGATTTGGAGATAGTGAAGAGTATTTCTATAAATCAAAGAAAGAGAAGTAATGCCTTATTCAGTTGGTAAATATGCATATGGTATATGTGATAAGACAGGATTTAGATATCCGCTTAGGGAACTAATACCAGAGATTAGAAACGGCTCAAAAACTGGCATGATGGTCGGGTATGATGTTGTTGACCCAGATCACCCTCAGAACCATTTAGGCAAATTTAAAACTGATGACAGTCAATCGTTGTTAAACGCAAGACCAGACAGAATAGAACCTGCAACAGAGAGGCTATTATTGGTCAATCCATTTACAACTGCCGCAGCAGATAGTGGTAGTACAGTCGTTACAGTTACAGAAAAAGATCACGGCAGATCTACATCAGATAGAGTTAGATTTAGAAACTGTTTAGGATTTGATGGATTAACAGCAGCTAACTTTAATTTAGCAACAGGATATGTTATAACTAAATTAACAGATGACACATACACTATTACTGTTGCAGCATCTTCTACATCTGGATCAATTACAGGTGGCGGTGTATTTGCTACAGTAGGACCAGTTACTTTGGAGGCTTAGATGAGCTTTACATTTGCGCAGTTGAAAACAGCAATACAGAATTACACTGATAATTCAGAAACATCCTTTGTAAACCATCTATCTGACTTCATAAAAGCAGCAGAAGAAAGAATATTTAAGAATGTTGATTTAGAGATATTCAGAAAGAATGTTACATCAGCATTATCAACAAGCGATAAGTTCGTAACAATACCAGCAGATTACTTGGCATCTTTTTCATTTCAAATTACTACAGCGGGTAGTGAGTCTTTTCTTTTACAAAAAGACGTAAACTTCATACAAGAAGCATATGATGCCTCATCCTCCACAGCAAAGCCAAGATTTTACGCACAATTTGACGCAAATAATTTTATCGTTGGCCCTACCCCAAACTCCAATTATGCAATAGAATTACATTACTATTATAGACCAACTAGCTTAACTGCTGGTGCAGATAGTGGTACAACATGGTTAAGTACTAATGCACCGTTTGCATTGTTGTTTGGATCATTAGTAGATGCATATATTTTTATGAAGGGTGAGCCTGATTTGATACAACAATATGAAAAAAGGTTTATGGATCAATTAACAAGACTTAAAGATTACGGAGAGGCAAGAGAAAATACTGATGCTTACTCTGAGGGTCTACCAAGAGCGCAGAGAACATAGGAGTAAAATATGGCAACAGCAAACGCAGCGACCAATTATCTAGAAAGAAGATTGTTACATTTTATATTTAAAAATAACTCTCTAAGTTTTTCTAGTCCGGGAGACAGTATTTATGTAGGACTTGCAACAGCGGTAAGCGCGGCAGAAACTGGCTCTGTAACAGAGGCAACCTTTACAAACTATGCAAGACAACAAGTAGGTGCTTCTAGCTGGACAACAATAGGCTCTGATTCTACAGATACACAAACAGCAATAAATGCATCTAATATAGAGTTTCCAGCGTCTGGCGGAACCAATAATACAATTACTCATGTGTTTATTGCAGATGCATCTAGCAGTGGTAACATATTATTTGTTGGTGCATTAGATGCATCTAAAGCGATTGCAAGTGGTGATATATTTAGAATTAATGCAGGTAACTTAACAATAGAGCTTAAATAATGGCATTAGTATTAAACGACAGAGTAAAAGAAACTACAACCACAACTGGAACTGGTACATTTACTTTAGCTGGTGCAGTAACTGGATTTGAAACTTTCGGTGCTGGTGTTGGTAATTCTAATACAACATACTACGCAGTTACTCTTCCGGGATCAGCAGAGTTTGAGGTTGGATTGGGAACACTCAATAGTGATTCTAGTACGATAGCCAGAACAACAGTAATAAGTAGTTCAAATAGTGATAATGCAGTTAACTTTAGCTCTGGTACAAAAACAATATTTTGTACAATACCTGCATCTAAGTCAGTGTTTTTAGATGCCAGTGGAAATACACCGGGTGATTTATCTATTGGAGATGATTTAACAGTTTTAGGTGGTGTCATAGAACTTAGAAGCAACAGTGGTGCTGTTGGTCAACTTAAATTGTATTGTGAAGTAAGCAATAATCATGCACAAACTATATCACCACAGCCCCATAGTGCGGCAGCAACAAACACCTTAACGCTGCCCGGTGGCAGCACCATAGGTAATGCAAACGCAACTTTAGTTTCAGATACTGGCACACAAACATTAACAAATAAAACTTTAACCACTCCTACAATTAACGGTGCGACCCTTGGGTCTGCTAATATAGCCACAGCAAGTAATGGCGATATTAATCTTGCACCTAATGGAACTGGTAAAGTGGTTATTAAAGGTAATAGTAATCAAGGTAAAATAGTATTAAATTGTGAGGCTAACAGCCACGGACAGACAATTATAGCTGCACCACATTCGGAGAGTGCAAACAATGTTCTTACATTACCAAGCACGGGTGGTGATGCTAGGCTAGTTTCAACGGCATCAACGGCTACTCTTACAAACAAAACATTAACATCACCAAAGATTAATGAAGATGTAGCGGTAACCTCAACTGCAACAGAAATAAATATACTTGATGGCGTAACTGCCACAACAGCAGAGCTAAATTATAGTGACACAGGTCAATCTGTAGGAACAGTTGTAGCAAGTAAGGTTGTTACAGTAGACGCAAATAAAGACGTATCATCTTTTAGAAACATCACATTGACAGGTGAGCTTGATGCAGGATCACTAGATATTTCTGGAGATGCAGATATAGATGGCACATTAGAAGCAGATGCCATGACACTAAATGGTACGGCAATAACTACAACTGCTACCTTATCAACAGGTATATCAAATGGTAATGTATTAGTTGCAACAAGTGGTATAGCCGATAATGATTTTTTAAGAGTTGATGGTACAAGTATAGAGGGCAGAAGTGCTAGTGAATTATTAAGTGATATAGGTGCAACAACTGCTACAGATGCAGCGAACGAAGCCACCGCATTGGCGATAGCGCTTGGGTGATTAGGAGATAAAAATGGCAAATACTTTTAAATTATCAAGTAAAGCAGGAGTAACAACTGCAGATGTAATCTACACAGTGGCTAGTAGTACAACAACTATAATACTGGGTTTGATATTAGGAAACACAACAACTAGTCAAGTTACTGCAACTGTAACATTAACATCTGATACAGCTAACAGAACAAATGCTAATAATGAAGTAAATCAACCAGTAGAGCTTATTACCAATGCTCCCATTCCAGCAGGATCATCACTAGAACTTTTGGCTGGTAACAAAGTTGTGCTAGAAACAACAGATAGCATATCAGTATCTGCAACAGGTGCAACAGACGTTGCCTTATCTTACATGGAGATTACATAATGCCTTTTGTTGGTAAGTCACCAGTTACAACCTTTGAGGCTACAACTGCCGTACAAAGATTTAATGGCGATAACTCTGATACTACATTTACATTAAACAGAACAGTAAGTTCAGTACAAGATGTGCTTGTGTCTGTAGATGGTGTTGTACAAGATACATCAGCATATACTATACCAGATGGTACAACTTTGACATTTACGGCTGCACCTAGCTCTGGAACTGCAAATATATTTGTAAACTTTTTAGCACCACAGACTGGTACAGTTACACCAGCCGCAGAGAACAAAGGTAACTTTAAAGCAGGTGGTTTGTTTAGAACTAATGCACAAAACTTAACTGCAAACACTACAATATTAGCCACAGAAAATGCACAAGTTACTGGAACATTTACAGTAGATAGTGGTGTTACATTGACAGTGAATAGTGGTGGAAGGTTGGTTATATCGTGAGTAGAATTAAAGTAGATGCAATACAAGGTACAAGTGGTAGTAATACTGCTATAACATTAAGTGGTGCAAATGCTACAGTGGGTGGCACACTTGCAGTAACAGGTGTTCATACAGTTGGTACAAACGCAGTTGCCACATCAGAAGGTGGTGGAGTTACTACTAGTATTGTGCAAGGGTTAGGTAAAATTTGGACTAATTTTAATGAAAGTTCAATTGAAGATAGCATAAACACAAGCAGCATGACTGACCACACCACAGGCGATTATGGACACGCTTATACTAATTTGATGCAAAATGCTTTATATGCTGTAGGCACACACACAGGTGGAGCAGGTCAAAATGTGGTTACAAATAGATCTGCTAGTAATGGTTATTCTTATCAAGGTACAGGTGTAAATAGATATGGAAACAGAAACACAAGTGACCAAAATTGGAATGATTATAATTTAATCACAGTTGTGGTGATGGGGGATCTAGCATGAGTGAAGTAATACTAGACACAATCACAGGTAAGTCCACTGCAACAACCATAACCATTGGCTCAACACCTGTAGTTAGTGCAAGTGCAAACTCTATGACCATTAGAGGTGAGGGTTCAGCACAGACAAGTATACAACAAGGATTACTTAAAGTTTGGTTTTACAAAGAATCAGACGGAGCTAGTTATGGGGATTCTTTTAACACTAGTTCTTTAACAGATACTGGCACTGGAGATTTTACTGTTGTATTTAATAATAACCTTGCCAATGCAAAGTTTGGAGCAGGAACTGTTAGCACTATAGCTCACGATTCTCAACCTAGTAGTGGTGGAGTGCAGGGTGTTGATTTTAATTCTGGTTTTTCAAGATTTAAGGCATATCAAAATGGTGGAATAAGTGATGTGATTGTTAATGGAAACTTTGCAGGAGACCTCGCATAATGGCAAACGGAACAATAGCATTTGATACATTACAGACAAGTGGGCAGATTGGAAGCACTCTTAATAAATCCATAAAAACAGCACACTCTTGTGACACAGATTATATAGTGAGTGGTGCTGTGAAAATGTATGCTCATATAACTCAAGGAACACCTATTGTTAACAATAGTTTAAATTCTAGTTCTCATACAGATAGTGGAACAGGTATATCTGATATTGCTTTTATAAATAATATGTTTGACCAATTTTTTACAACTACAAGTGGTGGAAGAAATACAGGTAATTATGTTCATTTTACTGTATTAGCTGCTGATGGAAGCACTAGTCAAGCAAGAGCAC